GATACTAGCGTTGACGATGTTAAAGCAGCATCAAACACCCCTTTGTTCACCAACGAAGAAGTAGCTAAACTAAAAGCATTAATCAATCAGGCCCCGAGCGGGGAAGCGGATAGCAAGTCTAGCGAGGATGCAGGGCGCATTAAGCACGACGAGGCTTTGAAGCGAATCGCAAACCAGGTCAAGGAATACTTGACACTACCTGATTAAAGGACAAACTAAAAATGGCAAAGACGCTAAGGGAGCAGCACGCCGAGCTAGCCGCAAAGGTTAATGGGCTCGAAGCTGACCTACAGAATGAATACAGCCCGGAACGCCTAGAAGAATACCGAAAGGGCGCTGAGCGCCTAAAGGAACTCTACAACGCAGTACAGGCTGTGGAAGAAACCAAGGGCATTGTGGCCTCTATGGCGGCTGACGTCGAGGAAACCGAAGCGCCCGCTAACGGTACGGTGGACGAATCGGTTAAGGGCCTGAGTATGGCTGACCGTTTCGTCAAGTCTGACAACTATAAGCGGTTTGTAAAGTCGCGTGTTGGCAGCTCCGGCGCGCCGGTGACTATTGACCCGGTAAAGGTGGGCTCGATTGAAGACTTCCTAGTGCAACGTAAGTCTTCAAACGTTCTCGCAACCCCGGTAGCCCGTCTTCAGCCGACACGGTACCCCACCGTTGATGTTATCGACCGCGCACCGCTGACTCTATTGGATGTTATCTCGCACGGCAAGATGGCAACCCCCGCCTTTGAGTATGTGCAGATCACCGGGGCCTCACGTAACGCAGCTATCGTGCCTGAAGCTACCACCACGAATAACGCGGCCAATTTGAAGCCTATCTCCGACTTCACCACGAACATGGCCGAGTGTAAGGCCGTCACTATGGCTGACGGCTTTATCGCCTCTACACAGATGTTGGAAGACGCGGGCGCGTTCACATCCTGGATGCAGAACGAATTGACCTACAACCTGAACGCGCTGATTGAGGATAACATTCTCAACGGCCCGGGCGGCTCTGGTAAGCTGACTGGTATTCTGGCCACCACTGGTATTCAGAACCTAACCTATAGTGCTACCGCTGGCACTGATGGCGCTATTGACCTTGTTAAGGCCGCACGCCAAGCAGTAACCAAGCTAGAGAACGTAGGGGCCACGCTCAAGTGTGTGCTGATTAACCCCGAAGACGATGAGCTGCTAGACCTTGCGCAGGATGCAGACAAGCGTTTCTACAGCGCAGGCCCGTTCGGGCGCGGCCCGAACACCCTCTGGGCTCTCCCGCGTATCAAGTCCGCTAAGGTGCCCCGTGGCACTCAGATTATCGGCGACTTTGACACGGTGCAGTTCTTGGAATACAAGGGCATTAACGTAAACGCATTTAGCCAACATGAAGACTTTGCCCGCCGTAACCTAGTGTATGTGCGCGCCGAGTGCCGTGCAGGTCTAGCCATTTACCGCCCCAACCGTCTGTGCGTGGTGAAGAAGAGCTGATGATTATCTTTAACGGTATCCGCTACCGGTTCGAGGATGCACTCGAACTGGGTTTGATTGGCCCTGACGGCGGGGCGCAGGTTGAGGGTGTCGCCTTTGACGGCCCCGCCCACGCCCCGCGCCACCTGGCCATTGAAGACAGTGCCCCAACCGATGAGGCCCCCGCCGATGAGGATGAGGCACCCAAGCAAACTGGCCGGGGCAACCGCCCCCTAGCCAAGGCAGAATAGGAAAACCCTAGATGAGTTTGTCAGACCGGGCAGGCGTGAATGTTCCCCTGCTTGTTACCCCCGAAGTTATTGCGGAAGCTAGCGGCGGCGCTGTACACGCGGCGGACCCGCGCCTGCCCGTTCTGATCGACGGTGCCACTAACGCGCTTAGGGCTTGGTTGGGTTGGCATGTTGCCCCCGTTGTCACCGAGGTTATGACCTTGGATGGAAACGGCCATACCACAATGCAGCTTCCGTCTACACACGTGTTGTCCGTAGACGTGCTAGCTATCAACGGTAAAACTATTGAGCCGCACCTATACGGTTGGTCACAGGCTGGAATGATCGAGCTATACAGCGGCGCGTTCCCCGAGCGTTTCCGCTCTGTTCGGGTGATGGTTAAGCATGGATACCCGTCCCTACCGGCGTTCGCATCAATCGTAACTAACACCGTGCTAGGCGCTATGTCTAGCCCTATGGGCGCTACCCGTGAACAGGCGGGCGAGTTGTCTATCGCTTGGGAACGCAACGGGTTGCAGCTAACTAGCAAGGACAAGGAAACCCTGGCCCCCTACAAGATTCAGTCTTGGACGTGACATGTTACCTCCTTTCGCATATAGCCGTGGACGGCAACAGAAAGTCCAAATCTTGAAACCTAAGACTGTTTGGCAGTCTGGACAGATGGTGGACACGCGCGAGTCCGAGGTTCTTTGCGAATCTGTGTGTGTATGGTCACAGACCGAAGCATCTTTGAGCGCTGGCGGTAAACAGATCACGCAGGGTACTAGGAAACTATATTTACCACCTAACGTGCTAACCGACTGGGAAGTTACCGACGGCCACATTAAAGGTATCGAAAAGTCACGGTTGCGAGTCCGGTTCGAAGACGGCGGGCGCGACTGGGAAATTATCGACGAAGTGCGCCACGTGAAAAGTATTTCTAAAGCACTTGACCACCAGTTCATGACATGTAGGCGACTGGAAGGCGGCGACTAAATGCCCTGGAAAACCAAAACTATTTTGAATTGGGAAGGCGCAAAGGCAACAATGCACCACCCACTAATCATTTCAGACATTAACCGGCGGGCATGGCAAATCGCCCACGCCGCCGGCCCCGGCTATACAGTCAAGCAACGACACAAGCGTGTAGTGCGTTACGGCGCGGAAGTGCGCGCGGTTTCTTATGACGCTAAGCGCCGTGAACAAGAAGGCGAGGGAACTTTAATGGGAGCTATTAATGCCGGTAGAGTCTGACCTAGTCACCGAAAACGGGTTTGACGGATTCACGGAAGCTTTAGCCGAGTTCCTGAACGCCAAGCTTGACTTTCCCACCTATGGGCAAATTCCCAACCCGCGCCCACCCGCCTTTTTGGTTATCACCCGTAACGGTGGTTGGCTAAGCAAAGTGACCGACACTGTCTATGTGCAGTGTGAGGTTTGGGCGGATACCAAGGGCAAGGGTTTAGGTATGGTGCAGCAGATTAGGGAACTGCTTATCCGGCAACCGCTTTCCCATATCGGCCCGTACCGAGTCTTTCACCGGTACGAAGTGTCTAGCGCAACCTACCTACCCCTAGTTAGCTCCGATGATATCCGATGGCAGTTTGAGCTTGGTTTCAAACACCAAATCAGGAAAGAAAAGGTCTAATGGAATACCCAATGATTGGAACAGCCCCCGGCACGGCCAATGGTAGGCCGTTCGGTGTTGGTGACAAGATTCTAGTCATAGAAGCGGGCGAACGCGCGCGACTTCTACATTACGGGGAAGCTATCGACGATGAGGCAACCCCTACCCCCATGGAAAACAAGGCTTTTACGCCTGAGACTAAGGACTGATCAATGACCTACGCGAAGCTTAACCTTGACGCTATCCGTCAGTTTGGTTCCGTTGATGACTCTATCTCTATGGCGCCGGTCGGAACCGCTATGCCTACCGCGTTGCTGGCGGCTGACGCGGCCCTGCCCGCGCCGTGGGTAGAGGTGGGGTGGAACTCTGAGGATGGCTACACCTTTAGCCCGAACGACTCTACGGACAAGCGTAAGGGTCACCAGGGCCACGAAATTTACAAAACGATTATGACGGAAAGCAACACCGAATTTTCGTTTGTGGCCTTGGAAACCTCCCTTACGACTTTCTCTATCCAGTGGGATATTAAGAAGAGTGAGGATTTGGCGGCGGGTGGTGGACCTGGTAAGCCCGCAACGCAGCTAACCCTTTCGTCCGCGCGTTCTATCAAGTCTGTTGCCTTGGCTGTGCGCACTTGGTCTGAGGGTTACCAATATATGTATTTGATTCCCCGGTTTGAGATTGGGGAGCGCAGCGAGTATAAGCTGTCCGCTACCGAGGATACCGCATTTAACGTTAAGGGAACCATTATCGGTAACGTGACGCTTATCACGGACGATCCGGCCGTGAAGAATGGACTCAAGCTGTAGCCCTGTGCTATCCTTGAGTTGTTGAGCCGATGGTTTGACATTTCCTTTCTGTGTGTTGTTCGGGAAACGCCGCCCATGCCTAGTGTGTGGGTGGCGTTTCTTGTATAATAGGATCAAGAATTAACAGTTACCCAATGGAGGTTGCAATGTCTGAAACCACTGTCACCATGACTACTGCTGAGATGGCTAACCAGTTGCACGCCAAGACGCCCGAGGATCACAAGCCACGAAAGGTAGACGATAAGGAAGCTATGGCCTTAGCTAACGAAGCACTTAGCGGCGTCATTACCGTAACCGTGAACGGCGTGACCTGGGATGTTGACAAGGCCGCCTTTAACGACTTCCGCCTAATGTACGCGGCAAGCAAGGGCGACATTATGCCCATGTTCAATGCTCTAGTTCCTGACAGTGAAGCGGTTGAGAAGCTATTCAAGACTATTGCCCTGCCTGATGGCCGTGTGCCAGTTGACCAAATGGCGGCGCTGCTTGAGAAAATCAGTGAGCGGGTAGGCATGGGAAAATAACAGCCCTGCCCGGTGTGGTGGCTGAATATACGCCCGAGCTTGAGGCAGACTTCCAGCGCTTTTACAACATTGACCTTGCGGACTTGTGGACCGGGAAAATGAGCCCGCGCAGGGCTTGGAACCTGGTTGAAAACCTCCCGGCGGGCGCGGCCCTCTGGCAAGCTATCGGCGGCCCGAACGCTTGGACCGGCGAAGAACACGCGCTACATAGTTGGCTGTGGAAGTTAACATGCGTGGTGCTTAGCGGCTTTGACGCTAAACAACGTGACATGCCCGAACAGCCTAAGCCGCCCGAGATTGGGTGGCGCGAAAAGCTACGCGCTAAGGCCATGCTAGAAAAGGCACGTATTGCTAGAATTAAAGCAAGGAACAAAAGCCAGACCGCCGGCCTAGTTCCCAATATTGAGCAATGAGCGCTCTTTGTATTGGCCCCGCCTGAACTGGCTGAATAATGCGGATCAAAAATTTTTAGTCGCCGGTTGTTTAATTCACAAAGTTCAGAGTGGGGCCAAGTTCTATACGTTAGGTAGGTAACATGGCAGGGCCACAATATATTGAGTTAGCCAACACCTATGTGTCAATCGTCCCGACTGTCAAGGGCGCAGCTGAAGCCCTTGACAAGGCGTTCGGCGGCGAAAAGCAGAAGTGGGAAAAAGCGTCCGCGCGTCTGGGAAACCGGATGGTAGAAGCTATCATGAAGCTTTGGAGAGACGCTAGCAAAAAATACAACATGGCTAGCGGCTTTGTCACTAAGCTAAGGGCAGACATTCAAAAAGCCTCCCCGGAACTCAAAGCCGAGTATAAGAAAATGGGTGAGAACATCACCCGCATCACTTCAAATTGGAGTGAGCTTAACCGCAACATTATTAAATCTTCTTTTGGGCGCATAAAAGAAGATTTGAACATTGGCGGTATCCGCGCTAGTGTCTCTAAGGAAATGGCGGGCATTAGCGCCGCGTTCGCAGGGGTGGGCGCGGGCGCTACTGAAACCGGCAAGCGGCTAAAACAAGCTTTTAACGACTCTAAGCTTGGTAAAGCCCTTGCGCCCGAGTTTGAGAAAATTCAAGCTAAAGCCAATAGCGCTTTTGACGCCGTGATAGTGAAATCGGTCAAGGCGGCGGCAGCTATCGACGTTGCTACGATCCCGTTTCGCCGTATGGCGGCGGCGGCTGAAGCGGCAAAAACCAAGCTCACATATGCGTTCTATGGTTTAAGTGATCAGATCAAAAAAGCTATTGAACCGATCAAAGCTAAATTTGCCGAGGTGTTCGACAAGGTAAAAGAATCTGCCTCAAAGTTTGTTGACGGCGTTAAGGATCGTTTCGGCAAGATTCATGAGGCCGTCGCTAGCATTGTCGGCAAGATCACCACCCCTTTCTCTAAAGCATTTGGGGCTATCTCTGAAGTGTTTAAGCCGCTTACTTCCTCTCTGGGCAACCTGACCTCAACGATTGGTAAGGGCGTTAGCGGCGCTGTCGGTTACGTGGGCGGCGCTGTCAAAACGCTTGCGACTGAACATGCCCAAACGTTGTATGGGCTTGTGAGTAACACCACAGGAACTATTGGGAAACTCAAAGGCGCTATCAAACAGGGCGCACAAGGCATGTTTAATGTGCTACCTGAAGAAACGCGCAAGTCTATTGCTGGGATGGTTGACAAGTTTAAAGCTTTCAACCCTGCCTCACACTTGCTGGCCCCTTTAAAGGCTATGGGGAACACGGTTGGCTTTTTCGCTGGCCAAGCCGGAAAAGCTTTGGAAGCCTCATTTAACACGGCGGTTAATGGGTGTCTTGCGGCTATTGGCGCGCTTAGCGCGGCTATCGCCTCACAACTTGGCGGGGCTATTGAGCGTGTGGACACGGCCCATAACTTCCCGCGCATCATGCAGAACATGCGCGTCTCTACTGATGATGCGTCAGCCGCCTTAGCCAAGATGGACAAGGCCATTACCGGCTTGCCCACCAAGCTTAATGACATGACCGATATGTCTGTTGCGTTGAAGTCGGCCATGCCAGACAAAGAAATGTCCTATGTTTCTGACGTGGCTATCTCCCTTAACAACGCTCTGCTTGCTGGCGGTAAGGGTGCTGCTGAAGCTAACCGCGCGTTCGTGCAGTACACGCAACAGTTAGCTAAGGGCAAGGTGGACATGCAGTCCTACCGCGCCCTAATGGAAGTCATGCCCGCGCAGCTAAACCAAATCGCAGAAGCGTTGCTAGGTGCTGGGCACAATTCGCAAGAACTGTATACGGCCATGAAAGATGGCACGGTTTCGTTTGACGATTTTAACGCCGCACTAATCAAACTCAATAGCCAAGGCGTTAACGGGTTTGCGTCATTCACAGATCAGGCCAAGTCAGCTACACGCGGCATTGAAACCGCGTGGGGTAACGTCAAGAACCAGATTCAGCGCGGTTTGGCTAAGATCATTGACGCTATCGGTTATGAACGCATCCTTGGTGTAATCATGAAAGTGCAGGAATACACCAAGGCGTTCTTTAATGAGATTGTCAAGTTCATTAACGTAGCTAACAAGGACGGCGGTAAGGCGTTCTCTGGTTTCGCTGACGCCATTCCGTTCATTGGCGCGGCTCTGGGCTTGATCCTCCCTAACCTGCCCATTATTGGCGGGCTGTTCTCCGGCCTGACCGCCGGTGTTGGCTTGTTCATTGGCGTTATCGTTTTAGCGTGGATGAAGTCTAAAGAGTTCAGGGATTCTGCAGCGAACCTGGGCGGCGAAATCTCTAAACTAGGTCAAGCTTTAGACCCAACCATTACGCAGCTACAAAAGTTTGTGGACGCTTTCGGCGCCACCACAGGGCACTTGCTGGGCGGTATAGTTGACAAGCTGATTACGCCGATTGTTTCAGGGGCCGCTAAGATTGAGGGGCCTTTAACGAACATTGTTTCAATGGTCACCGCCTACATACTTCCAGTTCTATCAGACTTGGGAGATATGCTAATCGACGTTGTCGCAATGGTGGAACAGTTCGCAGGCGGGTTACTTGGCGCATTAATAGAAAAGCTAGCCTCTGCTTTCTCGCGCATGTTACCGCCAATTAAGGCGGCAGTGGATGGTTTCAAAAAACTTTGGGATTTCCTAATGCCAGTGCTGGTACCCGCCTTTAGAATTTTGGGTGCCATAATCGGCTGGATCATTGGTCTTGTGGCTGATATGAGCGCATCCCTTATTGGCGGGGTGCTTAAACGCGTCGCGGGAGCTTTTGAATCTATCGGCCCCGCAGTAGACAAAGCCGCACCCAAAATGCAGGCTTTCGCCGACAAAATGGTTAAAGGCTTTAACGACATTAAAAATTGGGTAGACAAAGCTTGGGAGAAAATCGCACCGTTCTTTGAATGGTTAGGGTCCCTAACGGCGGGTGCTGGCATAGCTGTAATAAAGTTAATCGTTGACGCCCTAGTAGGCCTTTACAATGGCGGCAAGAAACTTGTAGACGAGCTAATGCCTTACCTCAAACCTTTGTTTGATCAGCTTGTTTCTTGGTTCAACACTCTTAAGCAAGTTTTCGTTGACTATGTTGTGCCCGCCCTTAAGGTCGGCTGGGATGTGCTCAAGGTGGCGTTCCAGGTTGGCGGCGACATTATCGGCGCAGTGTTTCAGGCTGTTGGGGCTGTGCTTAAATGGGTGTGGGATTGGATTATTGGTCCCGTGTTTGAGCTGATCAAGGTTGGTATCAAAGTTCTACTTTGGGTTATCAACCTGAACATTGAGCTTATCAAGGCGGCGTTTAGGGGCATGGCCGCCGTAGCCCAGTGGGTTTGGGACCATGGCTTGAAGCAAACCTGGGATGCTATCAAGTCTGGCGCTGACGCCGTCGGTAAATGGTATCGTGACAACCTGGCCCCGATCTTCACCAGTTTCTGGAATGGGATAAAGTCCGGCTTTAAGACAATGGGTGACGTTGTTAGCACGGCTTGGAATGGTATTAAGGACGCTGCTAAAACGCCCGTCCGATTTGTCATTGATACTGTATACAACAAGGGCCTTAAGACCTGGTTTAACACGGCGGCTAGCACTATCGGTATTAAAACCCGCCTGCCTGACATTAAGGCTGGGTTTGCGTCTGGTGGTGTTCTGCCCGGCTACACTCCGGGCCGCGACGTGCACAAGTTCTATTCCCCCACCGGTGGGGCTTTGGAGCTTAGCGGCGGTGAGGCTATCATGCGCCCCGAGTGGGTTAAGGCTGTTGGTGGCCCTGAAGCTGTACACCGCATGAACCGTTTGGCTATCCAAAGCGGCGGGCACGCTTTCAGCTATGGTGGCGACGCTGGACAAACCGCTTTCGCCGACGGCGGCATTTTAGGTGACGCTTGGGGTTGGATCACAGACAAGACCGGTAAGGCTTGGAACTGGACCAAGGACAAGGCGAAGTCTATCGGCCATGCCTTTATGCACCCACTCGAAACCATTGAGAAACTAGTGCTCGCCCCCACCCGTAAACTGTTGGGCAAGGTAACCTCCGGCGCTGTCGGTGACATGGTTAAGGCAATGCCGCCCATGTGGTTTGACCGCCTAAAGGCAATCTTTAAGGGTGAAACTGAAAAGATTGGCGGCGGCGACCTTGTCAACACAGCCCGTAAGGCTATCGGTACACCCTATGTTTGGGGTGGCGTGAACGTGCCCGGCGGTGTTGACTGTTCAGGTTTGATTGTGTGGGCTTTGCGTCAAATGGGCAAGAATGTCCCCCGCCACACCGCATCGTCTTTCCAAGCTAATTCTTCCCCGATTGGTTCCCCCGCCCCGGGTGACCTTGCGTTCTGGGGTGGCGCGCCCGGTATCGGTGGCGCGCACCACGTCGCGGTTGTGTCTGGCCCTGGCCGTATCATTGAGGCCCCCACCTTTGGTATTCCTGTACGTGAAACCAGCGTCTACGGCGCGGTAAACTATGGGCACTTCAAATATGACCAAGGCGGCTGGTTGCGCCCCGGCGTTACGACTGTAGTCAACAAGACCGGGAAACCTGAGCCGGTGTTCACCTCCAACCAATGGCAAACCCTGAAGAACAAGGGTGTTGACAAGGCGTCACTGGTTGAGGCCCTTAACGGCTTGTCGGTGACTCTCAATGTAGGCGGCAAGGACATGGACGCCTACCTAGATGTTAGGGAAGCCCCCACTAACGCCGCCGTATCAAAACGCAAGATTAATGAAATTTTAGGTGTGAGATAGAACATGGCTAAATGGAGTCCGTCTAGCGGCTATCTGTTCGTCGGCGTGAACGTGTCACAGTCACCCGCGACAGTGACCGCGAACACCAAGACAGTTACGCTCACCGCCCGCTATTTTGTTTCGAGTGACGGGTACGGGCACAATTTTAGCTCCACGCTACACGCAACGGGCGCTATTAGCGCCGATATCCCGTTTAGTTTCTCTAGCCCCTACAATGGGTCTGTGACACGTGAGATCGGTTCGCGCTCAATCACGGTGGCGGTTAACGGAACTAAAAGCTACACGTTTAACGCAAGCGTGGGGCCAATCTGGAACGGTGGCAACCCTACCGTTTCATATACGCACACGGTGCAGGTTACCGGCGCAACAAGCGGCGGCGGTGGCGTCACCCCGGCTACCCCCATTCAAGGCCCAAGCGGGCCAACCAATGTTAAAGCCGTCCTTATCAAGGGGCGCCCCTATGTGACGTGGGTTAACAACGACACTAGCGTTAAACCGGTCCTTGCTGTCGGTATCGAACGTCAAGGGACCGATGGGAAACTAGTTCGCGTCGCCACACTACAAGGCAAACCCACCAGTTGGACAGACAACGCAGCGGCCCGCAACGAACGCTACACCTACTATGTGCATACCTGGAACACAGTAGGCGTATCTGACCGTATCCCTGCCGCCGATCCACTCTATATGCCCATTGATGCACCAACCGGCGTGAATGTTAAGTACAGTAGAGACGGCGGCGTCTACCTGACCTGGGTAAACAGGTTAGGGTATGAGCCGGTCGTGCTTGTCAAGCAAGGCGACACTGAAACCGAGTATGGGGCGGGGACAAAGTTTGTTACTCTACCCGCCCCCACCGGGGAAATGTCGTGGGGTGTGGCGTTAGCATCCCCCGGCAAGGCGCAGGTGTCGCCCTATACTCAGTCAAACACGCTCCCCCCGCTGCAACCACCAGCGGCGCCAACTATTGTGGGGCCTAAAGAAACTGTTGCGCCCACAAACATTCCCCTAGCATGGCAACATAACTCAAGGGATACTTCAGAGCAAGAAAAAGCTGAAGTACGCTATAGGGTTATTGGTGGCACCAGTTGGGAAACTGTTTCAGTTGGCGCTACACAAACAACCACACTGCCTTTGCTTGCCGTGGGGCGCTGGGAGTGGCAGGTGCGCACCTGGGGTTTGTTCAAGCCGGGTGAAGAACCTGGCGCGTCTGCTTGGTCGAATGTGGCTAACATTAACGTAGACACGCCCCCTAGCGTGCTGTTGGGGTTCGCCGTGCTGGGTGCACCCATAGTTAAGACCTCGCGCCTAAACCTGACCTGGCGTTTTATCACAACCTCCGGGGCAACACAGGTGGCCGCCGAAGGCAAACTGTATGACACTAACGGGAACCTGGTTGAAACCCAAACCAGCGAAACGGCTGACGCTAAACTACAGTTCGCAACCCCACTCCCGAACGGTAGTCGCTGGCGTGTTGCGTTGCGCGCCAAGTCTAGCGCTGGGCTATGGTCTAATGTAGCCGAGGCGGCGTTCCAAGTAGAGTACGCTACGCCTTTAGCGCCCGTGGCCGCTGGCAAATGGGATGAAACTAACGGGTGCGTGAACCTCACCATTAGTAACCCGCAACCCACCAACGCCGATAATGTGGCGGCTGTGACAAACACTGTTTGGTGTAGCCGTGACGGCGGCAACACGTGGGAAGTGCTCGCCGCCCTTGTTCCGCTGGACACAACCTACACGGACTACACGGCCCTTTCTAATGGGGATACGCTCTACCGGGTAGAAGCCATTAGTGACCTACCCTCTTCCGCGCACACTGACTATGTGGTTAGCGCAGACTCGCAAGCTATCTGGGTATCAGATGGCGCAAGCCCTGGCGTGGCGTTCCCTTGGGAGCCTAAACACACGCTCAAAGCTGGATTGGTGAATCGTAAAGTGCAGCGGTTCGCAGGCCGGGATAAAGGCGTGCTGTTCGCGGGCCGTGAATATGAGCGGTCAATCTCTGTAACCGCCGACGTGCGAGACGAAGAATACCAAAGCCTCATAGACTTAGAGAAACTAGCGCTAACACCACAGGTCATGCTTTACCGTGACCCTATGGGGCGCCGAATGTGGGTGTCTCTGGGTGAAATTAGTTTGCCCCGAGACGTCAACGGGGCATGGAATATTAGTTTTGATGTAACCGAGGTTGAAGCGCCGCATGGACATTAACAGTATTGATTGGGCTGGGCACCGGGTGACTAGGTATACGGTTACCCGGCTTAGCCGGCTCGAACACGAAATAGGCGAACTGGAAGAAGTGCTTAGTGGTAGCGTGTCTGTGTCTGCTACCACACAGTTAAGAACGTCCGCGTCACTTGAGATAGCCGACACAGGGCAGGGCATTAACTTTGCTAGCGAGCGTGTACGCATTGACGCAACAGTCAACGGGTATACGTGGCCTTTGGGCGTGTTCCTATATTCCTCCCCGAAGCGAAGCTACACAGACGCACAAACCACTATCAGTGTTGAGCTATTAGGCAAGCTCGCTATTTTGAGCGAGTCATGCACACAATACCCCTATAGTGTTCCGGCTAACACGGCGGTTGTGCCTCTAGTTAAAAGCCTGATCGAAGCGCAGGGTGAAACTAACATCGTCGCAACCGATAAACAAAAGTTCCTACGTTCAGCTATGGTGTGGGACGCTGGCACCAGCTACCTTAAAATCATTAACGACCTGCTAGACGCTATTAACTATTGGGGTCTCTATACGGATGGTTCCGGCGCGTTCTGTATCACCCCCTACACTCTCCCGGAAGATCGCGGCATTTCGTGGATGTTCGTTGAGGGTGCAAACTGTATCCACACCGCCGAATGGACACGTGAACAAGACATTCTAGGTGTTCCAAATCAGGTTGTGCTTGTTGGTAACGCGGCGGGCGGTGGCGGTGACAACGAAGACAAACACGTGTTGACCGGCATTGCCCGCAACGAAAACCCCGACTCGCCCTACTCCTACCAATCGCGCGGGCGCTGGATCACCCACACAGAGACCGGGATCGAGGCAGACAGTACAGGAACACTGTTCGCTAAAGCACAACGCAAGCTGCAAGAACTTTCCGCACCGGTAGGCAAGATCGACATTAAGAACGCGCCCCTAGCCCTGGACCCTAACCAGGTTGTGTTGTTCGACTCGCAAGGCCACAGGGCCAAGGCCACTATCCAGGAAATCAAATACACTCTAGACCCAACCGCGCTGGTTGATACGACCCTAAAAGAAATTGAGGTAATCACAATGCCGACTGATTTATCAACTCTGGTTGAAACCCTAGCTGAATTGTCCGCTAAGGTTGACGCGGCTATGCAACTACGTTGGGGTGTGCTCGATAGTGTCGAGCCCGCAACGGTAACCTTGGATGGTGGCGGCGTGTTGTCCGATGGGGTGGAGATTCTAGGCACCGCAATTGAGGGCGACCGGGTGGCCGTAACTATCGTTAACCGGCGCGCAATCGTGCTGGGTGGGGTTCGACAGAAACTCCCTAACGGTGGGCTAACAGTGCAAAGCGGGTGGACTTTGTATTATGTGCGTGTGGAACGCAACGGCGCAATGATCCACGCCGACTTTCGTTTGACTGGTTCGCAGCAAAGTTTCTCTAGCGGGCAGATAATGACAGTGGCGAAACTTAACCCGCTAATCTCGATTAAGGGAGACGGTACCGCCGTTGGGTTTATCGAAAAGGTGGGTAACTTCTCCTTGCGCGTTGTGCGCGACAATCTACAGGTAGTTGCAGGTAGTGGCGGCGGCAAATTCCCGCCCGGCGACTACTACGCTTCCATTACGTGGAACATCTGACAAGGGGCGTTGTATAATGTTTAGTATGACTAGTATTGATGACGAAATCGCGGCTATGGCCTCTATGCCTGAATTTGGCGATGGCCCCGACAATATTGTTCCCATTGATGTTAGCGACATTCACATTCAGGCCGCTAACAATGTCTACGACTGCTTTGTTGGAGGTGTTGCACAGTGACTACCGCAGCAGATGTTCTAAGGTATGCCGCCGATGAGGTGGGCTATAGCCGTTGGGATGACGCCCTAGAAGGCTCTAAGTATGGGCGTTGGTACGCTCAGAAAACCCACTCAGCTTACTTTGCCTCTTCAGGCGTGCCTTTCTGTGCCATGTTCGTTTCTAACATTCTTGCAGAAGCGGGCACCAGCCTACTTGGCGACGGCCAGGCGTACGCCTATGTGCCCTGGATGATCCGGTATGCGCGCAACGTTGGGCGCCTAGTTTCCCCCGAAAATGCTCTACCCGGTGACGTCCTATGTTTCGACTGGGACGGCGACGGTGTGGCGGACCATACCGGGTTCTTGACGGCGGCGTACCCTGACTATGTGGCAACCATTGAGGGTAACACCTCAAGCGGCAATGGCGGCTCACAGTCTAACGGTGGCGGCGTCTATCGTCGCACCCGTGACTGGGACGATATTTGCGCCATTATCAGGCCCGCATACACTGGCACCGGTATTACTCCCACCGCTACCCCTAACCCTGTTCGTTCCACCAACAAGGACGGCACGCTTGTTGTTGACGGTTGGTTAGGCAATGACAGTATTGGGCGTATGCAGCTACTGCTTGGTCACTCTATCGATGGGGTTATCAGCGGCCAGGATGAGGAAAACGAAGACAACCTAGAGTGTTTCACCGCTATTGAATACGATGGCGGCGGTTCGCTACTGGTTGAAGAAGTTCAGCGCCGCCTTGGTGTTGAAGCTGACGGTATTCTAGGTCCCGAAACCGTTAAGGCATGGCAGGGCAAGCTTGGTGTCACCGTTGATGGTTACGCCGGGGTTGAAACCGGTAAGGCAATTCAGCGTGAACTAAACGCCGGAAGGGTGTGTGCATAATGACTAAGCATCGTGAAGAACTGTTTACTCAGGATAAGCGCGCCGCGCTGTATCGCCTTATTGTCGCCGTTTTGGTGGTGTTGGGTGCATATGGTGTTGACACGCACGGGTTGCAGGCTTTGCTAACCCCCGAGTCGTTCGCTATCCTTGCTGGCCTAGTTTCGGCTCTGTGCTCTTCCTGGCACACGCCGTTCACTAAGCCTATCCTCCCTAAGCATAGGCAGGGAGCCGAAACCCCCGAGGTTTCAGAGAACAGCGAGGGCTAACAATGTTGATTGGTGCATTAGGGGCGGTGTTGATCCCTTTAGCCGCCGCCCCTCTCGCCCCGATCAACTCAGCCGAGGGAATTAACGCGCTAGCAACGCTGCTAACCGCGTTCGTTTCAGCGTTAACAGTAACCGGTGTCACTGGTTACTTGGGTAGGCGGCGAAACAAAAGACAAGCCGCACAAATAAGCCACATGCAAGCGGCCATTGAAGATACGCGCGAACAGGTGACCAACCACCATTCAACAAACTTACGTGACGATGTGACGCAGGTTGCTGAAATGCAAGCGGCGGTGATGGATATGATCACTGAGCTTAACAAGGAAAATGAAGCGCGTACTGATAGGGCGGATTTAAAAAACGCTGAACGATTTTCTGAGCTGGCCGACCGCATGGGCACAATAGATCGAAGAATAGCCACGCTAGACGAACGTCTAGCGGCAACGCAAGGCAACAGCCACTCTACACACGCAAGACTGTTCGAGCGAATCGAAAAGCTTGAGGAAGATAAGGAAAAGGAAGAATGATTGAAGCCCCGGCGGCACCCTATGCCCGCGTAATCGGTCGTTTTGCAAACCCCGGCTTGCAGGGCCGCCGGGGCCGAATCACTTTCACCCCCACTGTTGAGGGTGTAGCCAAAACAGACAATGGCGCTATTTTCTTTGGTGGTAGTGAAACCGCCTACATTAACGACAGTGGGGCAATCGGTGACAGTAAGGGCAACCCCTACATTGACTTAGTGGGGTTAGGTCCCGGCGTGACCCCAAGCAGCAAGTGGGCTTACCATGTGCTTGTTGAAACACTTAGTGAAGTGTTGGAGTTTGACGTTTTCCTGAAACAGGGCGGCGTCTATGACCTAAACAATTTACAGAATAGCGGTGACGAAAACGTGTCTATCCCACCTGACATTTTAAGCAAGCTAGCGGCCCTGGATAATGTAGCAACGCAGCTACCCGCACTTAATCAGGCGGTCACGTCGGCAACTAGTAAAGCTGAGGCCGCAACCAGCAAAGCCGAACAGGCAACCCTCAAGGCAGAGACTTTAAGCGGAACCGTTGAGACTGTTTCAGGTAAAGCCGACTCTGCTTTGAGTAAGGCTAGTGAGGTTGAGGCCCTGGCCAGGAAAAACGCTGAAGACATTGTCGCTGTGCGTAACTCTATTCCCACGTCTGGCAGTGGTGCGCCGGGTCCTAAGGGTGACCCTGGCGAACGTGGCCCTAAAGGTGACCCTGGCCCGCAAGGCCCACAGGGCGCGCAGGGTGAACAGGGCTTACCCGGACCCAAGGGTGACCCCGGTTCGCTAACCAAGGAACAGCTGGACGAACTTAACCGGAAGCTGGACGCGCTCAAGTCCGGTGCTATGGGTAGCAATGAACAGACGATCGACATTAGTGACACCCACACGTATTCCCTTGCGCCCGCCGCTAATGTGCAAACCGTGATCCTAACCAAGTCTAAGCCGGGTATTGTTGACCTAACCCACCCCGATAACATTACTTGGGTTCCTGCCCCGCCTGAGCTAACCAGCAACGTTGGTAGCGTGGTGTATTTGGTGTTTATTAAGACCGGGTCTGGCTGGCAGGGCTATAGCGCCGGTGACCTGGACAACATTAACGAGCTATTGGCCACCCTGCCGCCTATGAAGTCGGTTATCCCTAAATTCATTGACAACGGCTGGGCATATGGTGGCACTAACTACCTTGCGCTAGTCAATAGCGTTGCTGGCTCTAGCTCCGACGGGTTCACCATTAAAGTTACCCACAATGTGCAGTCCGTGCTACCCAACAGCAAGCGCGGCAACTCCGATTTTTGGAACTACGTTGAGGAAGCAACCGAAACCGAAAAAGCCAAAGTCAAGAACGGTCCGCTCTCGCAGGTTGGGCGCACAGAACTAAAGCTAGGTAAGCCTATCGTTATTGAGGCCACTATTGAGAGCGACACGCCCCGCTCTAGTTTCGGGCTGTATGGCGCACCCTACAATGAGAAGCTAGTTTCAATCGGCGCTAACCCAAACATGGTTTACGAGTTTTCAGGCAACGGCGTTCCGAACATCAACACCACCATTAAGGCGCAGTCCGGCGACTCCCTACGGTTCAAGTACGACGGTACCAATTGCACCGCCTACCTAAAGCCAGTAGGCAAAGAAACCTGGGTAATGCTGGGCACGCTACAGCCACGGCCTTTCGGGCATGAAGAAAAAACAATCTACAGCCGCATCGATTCTCAATACAACTTCACTGTGAAGAACTGGCGTGCAACGGGAGAATTTGCCTAAATGAACAGCAGCTATGAGCTACTAGCAATGATCCTGGCAGGGCTAGCCAACAAGCCTAATGGCCCTGCCAGGTCAGCTGGTTTCGACGAAACCTACAATATCGTTGTTGACGCTAACTCACTGTTCGCGCGTTGGGTTGCGCCCGGTATCCAAGATGTTGCAGGCTTTAAAAACCTGATCCAGTCTACCGGCGCTAACGTCGGCAACTGTGCTATCCCCGGCCAGACCTGGGCTGACATGACTAAAAACGCGGCTGACGTGCAGGGCCTTTGGCGCTCCGGTAAAAAGAATATTCTTGTGACCGGTGAGACCACTAACTCTATTTTCGTTGAGGGCGCTACGGTGGCTAAAACCGTGGCCGACGCTAAAGCCTATATCGCCGCGCGCCGCGCCTCTCAAAAGTGGGATTATGTTGTTTTGTGTGGGACTATCCCGCGCGGCGACAAGGCCACGGCTCAAGAAAACGTTGAAATGAATAAGCGCATCCTTGACGTAGACTCGCAGCTCAAGGCAGACACTACACTGTATGATTCTTGGGTTGATTTTAGGGCGTTTAGCCCCGAATGGTTCGGGTTAAGGAATGACGGTTACAGCGCTAAGTTCATGGACAGCACAGCCACGTGTAACCCTACAGGTGGGCGCCCCGACATGATTCATCCTATCGGGGCGCCACGTGACGTGTTCGCGGACGCTATCGCAGACGGACTAAACCGGCTTAGTCTAGCTTAGCTTTGATAGTGGCTCTAGCGCTTTGGTTTCGAATGGCTCTAGCATTTCCATGATTTGCTCAGCGGCCTTGTATGACCTAAAGAACAGTTCGGGGCCGTTCGGCTCACACAGTAAGTCGGCAATGTCCGCTAGGGTAATGTTGCCTTTAACCGGTTTAGCGTACGCGCCAAGCCAGGTTAGTTGCGCATCCCACCGGCCATACTTTGACAGCCGGTATTCAAGCGCAAAAAGAACCTTGGCGGTTCCGTTAGCGACAGAAACAACATTGCCGGTTTCGTCTACCTCAATGTTGAAAAATTCATCATAGCCTAGCGTCATGTCGTTGCAGTCTTGATCTTGCGCCGCCCCGATAGCTAGGGCAGCGGTACGCACTAGCCGGTGTTTTTCCCCTAGAATCTCTGACAACGACTTCAGAGAGTCTAGGGCATCTCGCAGGTTGCTAACGATATCAGACCTGAAGGCGCTGTATCGATCTACAACACGCGCCGCGCACTCAAACGTGTTCACATAGTTAACGATATTGCCAAGGTGACCTATAACGTTCGCGTCTACTGGCCCCGTGGTTTCTTGCACATGCAAGGTATAGGTAGCGAGCAGGGCTTGGTTAATTTCCTCAATAGAGTACAGCATTAGTTCCCCCTAGCATCCCATTCTAGTTTTTGGGAGATGAGCGCGGCCTCAATGAATGGGCGCTGAATCTCACGGAATTGCTCGCCGTCCACGTCGGGCCGTAGGATATGCAGTAGGTCCCGGTAAGTGCAAGACTCGATGTTATAGTTTTTTGCTAGCGTCGCCTCTAGGGCTTGCATATAGTTAGGCGTGGCTTGCTTAATTCCGCGCCACTCCCAACGGATGGCGTCATAGTCAATGGTTGTGCGCGTGTTGGCACCGGTGTAAACGGTCAACGTTACTGGCTGTGACCCTACCTTGCAGTATGTGCAGTGCATTTTTTTGCTACCGTCGCGGATGGGGCGCTGCAGCTCACGCATTTCAGCTACGGTTAGGTTGTCCGCCAACTCTCGCACATCCCATAGCAGCTTGTAAGGTCCGGGAATGTTGTCACCCTCAGCAAACATGAACGGGATGGTCTTTGCAAAGCCACGAAGCGTCCTAATCATAATGTCCGCATCTAGCGTGCGCCGACCGGCGGCGACTTCCCGCAGATCGTCACTAACGTTAGCTAAGGGGTTAATGGTTCCCGAACCTGCGCCGCCCCCCCATCCCTTGCTGTAGGTGGGTGCGCAGACAGATAGGTTTAATGCCACAATTTCGGCAGGATTGATGTGTTTCATGTTTGTATCCTATGTCCCTATCGGTGTGTAAACAATATTTATGAGTGTGACGTTACCCACATAATGCCTTGATGTAGGAATGTTCGCGGTAATACAACGCCCAAGCTTGGTCTAACGCCTTCAATGCGAGGGCTTTGTTCTCTTCGCAAGGCCATTCCACAAACTCTACGCTTGGGTCTACTACGCGCTCTCCAAAAAGTCGCGGCTGATACCGCAAAGTTTCAAAAAGGCTATCTTCAAAAAAGACACTGTAGGCGTTTTCAATTTCCCTAATAAGTGGCAAATTCAACCACAAAAGGTACTTGTTATCCGGACCGGCGGCGTCGCGCAGTAACTCCGCAAACAAGGCGTGAACGGGGGTAGTGTCGCCGTCCCGTTGAGCCAATAGAACGTTATATAAAGCCATGTAGACGGCCAGATCGAGCTTAGTATCAAACGCGCCCACGGTTCCCGGCGTGCAGGTCTCTAGCCGGTCAACCTTGCGCGCCATGCTCGCCACAAACGCAAGCTCACCACGCTTACACCAGCTATCCCCGTATTCACTGTTCTTAGCGATGAATACACGCTCAATGGTTTCAAGTGGGGTTTCGTCCATGATACCCAACCCAAGCAGGGCTTGCTTGCCCGGGTCAACAGACACCTTATCCTCACTCATTGTTTGAATCTCCCTCATTAACTTCAACTTTAACCGTGGCCTTAAATTCCGTAACCGGTGTAGGCGGGTCGTACACGGCGTCAAGGTAAGGCTTAAGCATGTTAAGAATTTTCTCAGCTTTAGCCGGATAATCACACATATAACCTAACCCCTGCAACCCTAAAACACTCCGACGCTGAGACCGCAAAACCTGATACTCCATAGGGTTTGAGGTGCTGTCTAGTAGCGTTCCGTTATGGCACGCAGTAATGAACTCTTCGGAATTCCCGAACAGTTCCCTTTGGTAGCACAAACTTTCGGTGTCGCACCATTCCTCAAAATCGCGCCGCAATAGCTCTAGACGCAGCGCAAGAATTTCGTACTGTTCATCCGTCAACCATTTCAGCGGCTCAGGCTGTGGCGTGGGCTGGACGGTAGTCCGTGGGCTGAATTCATCGACGGCGCGCGCACACACGTCACAGTTAGTTAAAAACATGACATGAGCCCCAAATTCCTGGGAGATGCAAACAAGAAAATGCCTATTGCTAGCCTGAAGCACAGCCAAGAACTTAGCCACCCTAATGTAAAGACTAGACACAGACTTAGCAGAGACGGCAAGGTCTGGGACGTCGTAGCAATAGAGATAGAAAAAGTGTGTGTCAAAGAACGCCATGCACTCTTTGCCGTCTAGCTCAAAGTATTCTTCCGGGTCAAAGTCGTAAAAGTCTTTAAACTCAACGTTAGACACGTTGCAAAAATAATCTCGTTCCTTGCCGATAGAGTCAGGACTAGCCAACTCTGCAAAGACTAGTAGCCTATCGTGAGGCCCGGGATGCTTTAACACTTTCCGCATTTTGCTAGGTAGCAGTTCATGCCACGGTTTCTTATCGCCGCAGCTAACAGTGTAAATATCAGTTCCCATTGTTCCTATTCTCCTTTAGTCGTAGTAGTCGTCTTCATCGTCGCAGTCACATCCGGCCACGTAATAATACGGCCAGTCATACCTGTTGCAGTTCTGGGCTTGTCGGTTACGGCAAAGCCAATCGATAACAAAGTTTTCATCATACAAACCCAAGCACAGCGGTGCTTGCGGATGCAATGCCAAAAGTTCCTTACTCACAGTGTTTGCACCGTTGAACATGAACCTTGGCGCGGTTGCACACGTTGTATACTCTACCCTGTGAAGATCAAGCCTTTTTAGACAAAAGTCCAATTCTGCTGGCAAGTCCGGGCAATCCGTGACGAATTCGTACAAATATACTACCCCATAGTGGTAGCTGAATTGGCTTTCAGGGTCCCAAGAAGCACCGCCACGCACACCTAAGCCAGACCGCATGTGGCAATACGACCCCATAGCGTCGGCAATAATCCCCACGTTACGCCAATACTCAAGCGGGTTACCGTCATATTTGAAAGCCGTGACAACCTCCCCGCCGGGTTCAAGAAAAATCTTATCCCGCATCCACTGAGGCAGTTTACTGTATTTCATGACAGCCGCTTTTCAACATAGCTAAGCACACGGTAAGCCGCCTCAATGGTGGGTGCATCGTTCGACATGACCGCCGCACCAGCCAGGAACCAAGCCAGGTTAAGGGCATAGGCCCTCCTAGACGCGCTCAGGTCATTCATGAACAGTAGCCCCTTTAGCGAGTCAGCATACCCGGCGGTAATCTTAACCCCAACAGAGTCAAGGCCGTTACCCTTAAGGCTCTCCTTAACCAGGGCAATACTCGCTTCCAACTGGGCACGCTCACGCTTAAACAACACATTCTTAACCATTAGTCAACTCTTCCTTGTCGTTTTCCTGAATACGTATTTGCCATTTAATGTATGAGCCTACGTAACGTTGCAGACTCTCAACTTGTTTAAACAATTCATCACCAACAATAAGGGAAACCTGGTCATAAGCGCTAGATAGGTAAGCGTAGGCGTCAACAATTGCTTCTGGTTGTTGTTGCGCCACGCTAACGCAGCGCATAGCCCGCCTTAGCTTAATTTCTAAAAACATAGCTTGGGTTCCTAGCACCACGCCGGTTGCAACCTTAACATTAGCTAATGTCAATAATGTTGTTAACCCTATAGGCGACAGTGTCAACAAAAGTTTGATCAACCCTCATTCCTGATGCTTCCCCTCTTCCTTTTCGAATAGCATCTTTCTAAAGTGCAACTCTAGAATATCTTTAAGTGTCCGCGTGTCGTTGATAAGTTCTTTATCGTCTAAAGTTATAGCCACCCCAAGGGCGATGTTCACACAGGAGCAGGCGTAAATGTGGGCGACACTCGATGTAGGGGACGCCATAATATTTTGCGAAGCTTGGGACACTTCAGCACAAATAAACATGCCGTCAGTAAAAGATATTTGTTTACTCCCAATCTTACGCTTGCTCACATCTACGATACGGCTAGCTAGCGAGTTAACCGCGCCGCTATAGTCTTTGTCTGGTTTCATTCTTGTTCCTTACTGGTTGCTTGTATACGTGATTCTAGACTGGGCGGGTTGTGGAGGTCAGATAGCAGAATATCTACACGAAACCCTATAGATTCTTTTAGGGTCTTGGTTGCCTTGATAAGTTCCACATTATCTATAGCTGTAGCCATCCCAAACAACATGCACGCATGGCCGTAGCCATAAACAGCTTTATCAAGTGAATCATATTCCGATTTAAGCGCCCCCATAGCCAGAGACAGCCTAACATTAAATAGGGCGGCCTCAACAAAACGCATCTGACGGGCCTTAAGATTATTCCCCACTAGGTTCTTTAAGGCGCGTTCAATACGATGTAGCCCCAAAACATATTCTTCACCTGTAATAAATGTCATTGCTGTTCTTTCTTCCATAGCCCGCCCGTCTCTTTCTCGATAACGTCCGCAACCTTAGACAATGCCGGCTCAGGTGCTTTGCCGCTTTTGCTTTCATACTCGATATATACGGACTCAACAGGAACTACAGTGCGAACGCCGTCTATCAGGATAGCTAGGTTTGCGCGCCGCAATAATGCTGAATCTTCAATAACGCGCTCTAGCACATTACGAAAAGCGCTGTGAGCAATTTTTCCGGGATCGCTAAGGGTGGGCGGCAAGGCGTTCAATAAACCTTGCAATACGCCATATGACGTTTCGTCATATGCTATTAGTAAAGAATCTCCATCTACGAAACGCATAGCGTAGACATGTGGCTCTGAGTAACGACACAAAACACGGCTAGCTTGCCGCCAACGTGAAGCCGCACGCTTAGAGACGCCCGGCGTCTGTTCGATAGCATCCGCGACAGCTAATAGTTTCTGTTCAATCTCTTTCCAGGTTAGGGCGCTCACTGTTTGTTCCTTTCTTCAGTTTCGACCATTTTCAACAGTCGGGGCACAAGCGGCTTAGCAACCATTTGCGCAAATACCGCCGCAATGTTTTCTGGGTCTTCCCCCGCCAAAGCTTTAAGCAAGGCCAGGGCGTCTAGGCACTCCTTGGCGCCCGCTACCTTGCTAGCCGGGGTTGGGGCCTCTTCCACACCAGCTAACCAACCGGCGTAGTCTTGCACCCCATTCATAACCCTTAGAATAGTGCCGCGCTTGGCAGGGTGAATGCCTTTTGTTTCCTGGATCACCGCCTTTAGACCGAACAGCCCGGCGGTAATACTGGCTAGTGTTCGTGTCGATAGGTTCCTCACTGGTTGCCCTTAGATGTGGAAGGTAACGGACGGCGCGCCACCGCGTGCGGGCACATAGTTAGGTGACACAACGTCACTACGTTCAATACCAAGCGCAAGCAATGCCTGAGCCGTAATCATGGAAACAATGTAGACGCGGCCGGGAACCTGGTCCGGTAGACCGATAATCTTGCCAGTGTAGGACAAGTCATAGACAGGAACGCCGTCTACAGTCTCTACTGGTTCATCCGAAAATACCTCTTCAGCGCGCGCAGCGCCGGACGATTCAACGGTTAGGTCAGACATGTTGCCACGCTTGAAAGTGACAGCGTGGGGAGTGAGATTAACAATTTCGGTCACGCTCTCCGGGTCAAACGTGATGTTGGCGGCCTTGCCGCCGAACGCCATGTTTGCGCCGCCCTTAAACTTTGCTAGACCCTTATAGATAATGGCGGGTCCCTCGCGGTGGTCAATAGGTCCAGGGACAAGGACGCGGTCACGTAGTTCAGGTAGTGCCCACGCGGTGACAAGCGGAACTAGGGCGCGCTGACCGTAGTCAATCTCAATGGTGCGGGTCGGGATCGCCTTTGTGTGCTTAGTGAATACCTTTACTCCGGCGAGTGCACCAGTAGTGGGCAGGGCGTCAGAGATAATGTCATACTTGAGGAAAGCAGGCCCGCCCGCCTCATTGCCAAGGAGGGTACCGTTGGCAAACTTCGTGGGGTATTGCATGTAGGCTTTGATTGTGGTCATTGTTTGTTCTCTCTTTCTTTCTATGTCCCCCGTCGCAACTGTCGGGGGGGGGGGGGGGGTCACTCAACGCCGATACGATCTGACGAAGCACCTACGCTCTGCAAAGCCCAATAAAGATACTTATTGTCGTTGACGCTCAAGTCTTTATGTAAGGCGCTAATAGTCGCCTTTGTATTGTAATAGGCGGCAATAGCGACGGCTCGCCGGATATACGAAGCCTCAAGCATGTTTTCTAGTGCTTTGTTGTATTTTTCGGAAATTTCGCCGATTTTTTGGGCGGCAGTGTCCGGGTTGCAGGTTGCGCCGCTTTGCACGGCTGAGACTCGCAATCCGCATTGCTCGCTAGCGTTAAGCCCGTTGATATCGCGGATATCACGCGGGTTCCAACCTTGCGTGCGTAGAGCGTTGATGCACGCGCCGATCTGTTTGCGCGCCTTGGTGAGTTCAACCTTGCAGGTGTCGAAGCGCTTGGCGGCCTCACGTAAGGCCGCTGGGTTATATAGGCCGCTAACATTTTCGTTATAGGCTTTTGCGAAAATGTTGACGGCGTTTTTAGGGATCAAAAATTGCCGCCGGTCGGCAGCAAAAAAAGTGACATTTGTCATGTCTTTAGTCTTAATGTTTCCCATTGTGATGTTCCTAACATGTCTCTCTGTGTAGTTCTCAATGTGATATTTCCCACGTTTCACACCCGCTATATTGTGTGGTACGTGTCATAGTGTGTTCTCACGGTCCCATTTTCTTACCTCCTATCGGGTTCCGTTCCCGTTCCCTTATGTATATATACTATCGCACGCACGCGCCTATAGCAAGAAAAATAGCCCTAAATTCAAGTGAACTAGCACACATTTACGCGCCTATATATGCGGCATGTGTCGCTATGCGAAAATTTGTCTAAAAACACCCTATGCTAAAACGCACTGTAAGACAATCTAACGGCCTTTAATTCAAGCATAGTACTATATACCTAGTCGCAAAGTTAGGCTGTCAGATTGGCTTACATGAAACCGCGCTAAAACGACCCAAACGCACAAAAAACCATGCGCTAGGCCTGGCCACGGACAAAACGGACACACAAAAAGACACTAGCTAAAAAGCTAGTGTCTTAATGCTTGCGTGAATCAGTTCACAAAGTAGTCACCGTTAGCGATTTGCTCAATTGGGGTTAGCGCCGTGTGCAAGTCGTCTAAAAAGCCGTCCCCTAGCGCTTCCTTGTCGCTTTCGTCCATTTCGTCGAAAATGTCAAGCGCTCGCCAAATCGCCTTATTGGCGTTCGAAAGGTGGTAACCCTCCCAGCCGCGCGCGTCTGATTGAACAATGTTCTTACAAAAGTAGTGCAAGTCCCAAAGCGCAACGCGCGGGTTGTGCAGCTTAAATTCGCGACTTAAAGCACCCCAATTTTGGTATAAAAGCTTGTCAAGGTCCCTAATGGTGCGTTCGATCTGTTCGAACACTCGCATTTTTTCAGAGTACGCGAACATGTCAAGAACTGAAGTAATCGCGTTGTATGGGGCCATGTCTGCATTGAAAGTTTTGAGACCGTAGCCATTCGCCAACGCATAGGGCCAAACCGTGTTAGGAAGCAGGTCCTTAATCGCGTCTGCATCCTCACGCATGGTATGAATAACGTCACCTTGCCTGACCTCAGTTTCAAAGTAGACCCTACCGTCTGCGCCTGCGTCGGCAATGGTGATCGTGAGTTCGATTACACCGCCGGGTGCGTCTTCCTGAACAAAGGTGACGCTTTCGCGGTCCCAGTCCAAGCCGTCCCACGGGTTAGCGGCGTGGAATTCGTCTAGCATGTCTTTCATGTCACATGTCCTATCTGTGTTGTTGTGTGTGTGTTGGTTTGGGTGGGTTAGTTTCCTATCCCCTGCCCATGTAAATATAATAGCGGACTGTCCGTATATTTACAAGTTATTTTGTTGTGTAGTGGGTCACATAAAAGGCGTTTCGAGCGCCGTAGCCACTAGCGACGCTTCGCCTGTAAAAAATTCCTCAGCGTCTGGCATACCCTCAAATTCTGGAATGTCGCGCGCGTCACAAAAAAGCGAGTACGTGCTAAAATCGCATGGCCTCCCATTGCGCATAGTAGGGAACGCGGCACAATGCACGTCAAACAAAAGTTTGTGCATTACATCACATAAACAGTGAATAGCGCCCCAATCTAACCGAACGCTTTCGGGGGATGTGAGCTTAAGTACATCTTCGATAAGGCCATTCCAGCGCGCCCCAAACTCTCGCACTGCCAAACTGCCAGAGTTTTGCAAAAATGTGGCCTGTTCCTCACTTAGGCGTGCCCAAATTGCAGAGCCGTGGACGTCGCGCTTGTAAAAATCGTCAATACATTGTGACAAAATAATGTCCACATCCCGCGCTTTGTCGCCCTTGCGCCCTGCCCAAATTTGCTTAGGCCATTCAAGGCGCGGTATGACACGCTCAATAGCGCCCCAATCGCTAGCGTTATCTGTGTCATAAAAATTATTGTGAGTATCTACTGTCAAACTCAGGTGGGGACGTAGTCCGTTATTCGGCCATGTGACATGCAATGCAATATGGCAGTGAAGTCCGTCACTATCTTTAGCGGTAGTCCATGCAATGGCGCTGTGAAGATAGTCACCTGTCGACCACTCGAAACGATCTGTATTCTTGCTCACTTTAATTCTCCCTTTGTATGTATGTTTTGAGGTGGGCATGACTTACACCCCATGCCCTTAGGCGTGTGAGTTAGCTAGCACAGTCAGGATAGTGCCAAATTTCGTCCCAAAATCAGTATATTTTCTTGCTAGCAAGTAATATGAGAGTGACTTAAGTCACTCAATGCGCCAACGGTAGTTAAAGCTGCCTAGCTCGACATTAAGCCAACCCCAACGGCGCGCCGCGTCTCCCCATTCGTGACGCGGGATATTGTAATACACCTCACTCACAAATTTTTCTGCTTTTTTCAGGCTAGCTACCGCAAGCGCGCTATCAAAGCCCATGCCATCAAAACGTGGCAACATATCGCGCGGCTTTTCCGGTGCACCCTCAAGACGTGGCATATACCAGCCCGGCGTTTGTGGTATTAGCCACTCTAAGCCGTCGGTTAGCCTATCAAACGTGGCCAGAAATTCGAAGTACTCTTTTTTGAACCGTTCAATATCCCACATGTCGCCAGTAAGTGCCTGTTCCATTTTCCTTTGTCCTAACATTCAGTGTGTTGTCTATATTTTTTGTGAGGGTGGGGTTACGGGATGCAACCCCACCCATATTGCTAGCCTATGGCTAGGATGTGTACCCTAACGGGTGCGGGACCGGTCAACGTGGGTAAGCTCACACTCTTCGACGATCTGCCAGAACGCGTCAGGGCTCACAATGCTAACGTACAGGCTGCGAGGAACGTACCAACCGAACGCGCGGTCGACAATCGCTTCAGTGTCGAACTCGCCTGCGAACTCTTCCAAGGCCGCGTTAACCACGCTCTCAATGTCGTTAGAGTAGTAGTAAAATTCCAGGTCCCAAATGTTCACGCCCTGCGCATTGGCGATAGCTTTCAGGGCCTTAGCGTCACGTACCAGTTCCATTTGTCTTACCCTATCTGTGATGTGTTGGGGACGGTATTTAGGTTTAAGGTCCGTTCCCTTGCCTCATGTAAATAGTTTATAGAAAATATGGGGATCAATCAAGTTTTTAATATGTGGCCTTAGCCACATCGTGTTTAGTGGTTACCCGGTAGCCAGTCGGGAAACTCAACGGCGGCGCGGCGCGCGCTCCACTCGCTCACTACCGTATGCACCATGCGGACAACCTGCCAGGTGACCAAGGCCACAAGCCAGAACATGGCCAGACCTGCAAGCCACCACGTCCCATTGTTAAACAGAATGTCCTGCCAAATGGTGGGCTGATCGGTTAGCCCGTACCCAGTTACGATAGCCCACATAGCGCGCGGCCCGTCTAGGATCACGTCCGCTAGGTCGGACATTTCAGAGCGCAGGTAATAGGCTAAGCCGCCGGTGATAGTGGCAAGTGCCACAGTCTCAAAGACTTTGTTACGCATCGTTCGCATCTCCCTCGTGTGTGTATCTGTATAGCTCTCTCGCTATGTCTCTAGTCTATCGCATCATGACTACCATTGCCAGTATATTTTCTGTGTTGCTAGTCACATAATGTTTTAGAGTATCCGCTTACGATTACTCGCTTGCGTCATGTCTATAGACTACATGGCCACCTACGCAGATGCAACCTAAACCAGGGTGACATAACACACACTAACCAAATGCACGCAAACTATTTACAACAACAAACGTTCATGTTATCACGCGCGCGCGCGTTAATAAAATAGGCATAAACATTTTTGCGTGCACTAACACACAAACACTTACAAATCAATATGTTTAATCTCACAACACACTAAAACGTTCACTACACATAACAAGCACAATGTCAATAGCTGCAACATGTGACACTAGCAACACGAATGCGTCACATTTCGGGTTTGTCATGCCTTTAACCAATTGTCTGTTAGCAACACCACAAAAAAATCTATTGACAAAAAGCAATTTCATCAGGAAAAACGCTGGAATCACACAAAAAAGTGACCCACCCAACAAGCCAAGGTACTTTGTTAGGGGTAATCAGGGCCCCATGTGACCCATTCGTGTGGGGAAGATCACCCATAGGGGGTTTTAAAACATAACACCTGACAAAGACGGGTCGGCGGTGGACAGACATTTACCCCTCCCCGAGCATATACAACATCTGGCTACAAGGCAAACGAATAGCCCCATAGCTAGCTAATTCAAGCGGCTATGGGGCTATTCGCCAATCTAAACACACATCCGAAAGGAGTAAACACAGTATATAGCCTTTTTGCTTGTGCTGCAAGCACTTTCTAGGTTTCTAACTAGTGTCGTTTATCTCTTCCTGTGACTAGCTGACTTGGTTTCCTGCTTTTCGTTGGAATTGCGCGGTTATGCCCTTCGGTGCTCGAACATGTGTACAAAAGGTGTAGTTGAGGTGTAGTCAAGGTGTAGTTAAAATATAAGTACAGTCTTAGACGTCCGTCGGATAGAAGGGTTTGGGTTAATGCCTATCAGAAATGAGGATCGGCTGGAAGAATGGCCGCGTGGCGCTAAGCGTACTGACTTTGTTACGCGCCGTGAGGCTTTGAAGCTGTTGGGGTTGTCGCCTACGTCGCGTGGGTCTTTGATCAAGTTGGTTGAGCGTGGAGAGTTGCGCGAGTTTGTGCCGTTGAACGCTAATGGCGTGTTGCTGTTGCGGGCTGAAGTTTTGCGTCTGGGTAAGGGTGGTGTTTCGGTTGGCTAGTTTTTATTTTGGGGTTTCGGGTGTTCCGGTGTCTCAGGGCTCTATGGTGGCTTTGCGTAACGGCCATTTAAGGCACTCTAAGGGCGTGGCCCTTACTAGGTGGCGTGGCTTGGTGTTTAAGGCCGCATATGAGGCTTGCAGGGGCCTTAACGTGGATGTTCCGTTGGATGGTCCAGTGCGGTTGCGTCTGGTTTTTGTTTTGCCGCGCCCTAAGCGGCCAAGGTTTGGGTTACCGGCGGTTAAGCCTGATCTGGATAAGCTGGTTCGCGCTGTTGGCGATGCTCTGTGTCCGTCTAGTGGTCCGCGTGTGTTGCGTGAGGATTCACGAATCGTACATGTTGACGCTTATAAGGTTTATGCCGAGTATCCGATTCAGCCGGGTTTGTTGTGTTGGGTTTCGACTGTTGAGGGAGTGCAGGAATGAATAACGATCTGTTTAAGGCCCCTAGGAGCGTGTTTACGGGGCCAGAATTTAGGGGCCTATCTGTTAGGGCTAAGCTGCTTTATTTGGCCGTCTGTGCGCATCCTGGACTGTCTGCTTGTGGTGTGGGTCGCTGGGATGAAGAAGTGCTGGCCACTCTGTGCCCGGATTTGACTTACCGCGAGTGCATGGCAGCTGGGTTCGAGTTAATGGTGTCTGGGTTGATTGTGTTTGATCCGGTTGCTGGGTTGGTTGGTCCGCGCGGGTTTTTGTCTTGGATCAATCTAGGGCAAGAGCGTGTTGCTAATGCTGTGGTTGCAAGCTTTTATGACGCATCTAGCCCGGTCGTCATTTCATGCTTGGCTATGGATGGTGCTAACTGGGCTGTAGAAAACTCCCGCAAGTCTACGTTTGCGCAGGTGGATAAGGGTTTGCGTGACCTGGTTGATAGGATTAATCCTGATAATTTGGTACGCCGTTTGCGCGACATTATGTCACTGATGCAAAACACTTTTAACCTTATGTCACGCGTGCAAAAAAATTTCGAAGAAAAAAGTGACCTGGACGACATGGGGTATAACTTGTTAACTGCCATTTTTGGCGGAATTTCAACGTTTTCTCAATCTGATTACGCTGTGAGCGTAGAGCTCTTGACAAAGTTCAAAAAAACGCACATAATAGATATTAATAATAAAGATGATGGTATTAACTCTTACATTAGTAAAGATGATACCTATACTAATGGTTATAAAGCTGATAATAGTAAAGATGATATATTAGTTTCTAATAAGTCAGTTACTAATAACTTACTTACTAGTAAGTTAACTTATAGGGGCAAAAAACCGCGTTTGCAGCTTGTCAGCAACACTTCAACGCCTGAACCTGTGGAAAACTTGCCTAAGGCTGTGGATAACTCACTAGTGCCTGTGGAAAACATTCAGGCCCCTGTGGATAACTTTTCTAAGCCTGTGGAAAACTCTGCAAAGCCCAAGCGAGTCGCTTATAGCCCTGAGTTCGAACAGTTCTGGGCAGCGTTCCCTAAAGCTCGCCGGGTAGGCAAAAAAGGTGCTTACGCAAAATGGGTGCAGGTAATGCGCAAGGGTGAAGCTAGCTTTGAGGAAATCATGGAGGGCCTAGAGCGCTACAAGGCCGGTTGGAACCCTGCCTACTACCACATGCCTACTACCTGGCTTAACAAGGGCTTGTGGGACGGCGACTACCAGCCCCGCGCCCGATCCACTATGCAGCGTTTCGCGGCTATCGCCATGCAAGCCGCTGAAGACCAAAACAACAACAACACGATCTGGGAGGAAAACGAAAATGAGTTCTAAGCAAGCTGTGGCAGCAGCACTGGCCATGCTGACCGAGTGCGGGCTGGTTAAGGTTGGGCCTGAAGATAACCTCGCCGACAAGGTCAGCGTGTGGCACCTTGTCCTTGGGGACGTCGTTAGCGATAGTGTGCTTAAGGACGCTACGTTAGCCGTCTGTAGGGCCGTTGAAAAGCAGTATGGGGTTGTTACCCCACGGGACCTTATGGCGGCGGCTGAACGGCTCCGCAAGGGCCGTATTCGTGAAGTGTGTAAGCGCTCCCCTATTCCGGTTGGTGACCGTGACGCCGTGGACCAATGCGCCTATGCGCGCGGCTGGCTGTGGGCTGTCGGTGAGGGCTTGAGCCTTGAGGAAGCAGACCGCAACGGGCTAGCGGCGGTCATGTGCTACAAGGCGGTTGAGGGTCGGGAACCTGAAACCCGCCCTGAACGCCTTCTAAGCCGCCTTAGCGAGGCCATTAAGCCCGATAAGGTACCCTGGGTAGGGTACGTTAATAAAATCCCCGTAAAACGGCTTACAGCGGCCCCTAGCGGCGGTGAGGATGTAGACCCGGCGCAAGTGGAAGCGGTCAAAGCAAAACTACAAACACTAGCCGGTTCGCACGTAGTCCCCAACTAAACAACATGGCCACAAAGGAAGCACATATCGCCCTTTGTGGCCATGACTGTTTGTGTATACAATAAACGCGACGGCGAAAAGGGTTTCACCTCCTCCCCCAATCGCCGCCACCCCCACACAAAGGCGTGTGGATGAGAAAAGGGTCTAGGCTTAACTCCACCTAGACCCTTTTTCTCTGCAACCAGTCTTAGAGAAGCTGGAAGCTGGTCACATACAGGAACCCGTCTTCGCCGCGTTGCAGCTGGCAGTCCATGTATTTCTTCTCGATCCCGTCTTGTGTGTAGACGTGTACGGGGTAGTCAATGTACATGATGCCGGTTTGGGGGGCTTGCCATTCGCGCGACTGTGCCTTGTTCTTCAACAGCCAGAAGCCGCCGGGGTACAGTTTCTCGCCGTACTCTGAGCAAATCTTACGGGCGCTCTTGGGTATGCCGGTAGGAATGCTGGTTGGCGTGGCGCTGGGCACCTGGGCGGGCTTAGGCGAAGCGCTAGCGGTGGTTGTGGGTGTCGGTGCGGACGCACTAACGGTTGGGGTTGGGGTTGGCTGGGTCTTGCCAGTGTCCTTACCGGCCAACACTCCCACTAAAGCCAGGAAGCAAGCCACGATTACCGCAAAAGCGACAGCATAGAACACAGTGTTCGCTACCTTGTTAGGGCAGGGAGAATTAAGCCAGATAATCAGGCGGTTGTATAGGTTTTTCATGCCCTAATTATATCAAAGCCCCCAAGCGTGCAATGTGATATGTAGCACTTGCGCGTTGGTTGATTCTTACCCTCCACTCCGATAAAATTAAGACACACGAAAGGAGTAAACATGCACGACTACGCAGACCCAGAAGGCCACATATTACTAAGCGGACCCGATTTTGCTAACGCCAACTACTGGATGTCCCTATTGTTGCAGACATTAGAAGCCGAAAAAAGCCGGCAAGAACATTTAGCGAGGAAAGAACGAGGCGATACAAGCGATGATGACAGCCAGTGAAGCGCTAGAAGTACACTTAGCCGAGCTGCAACGCAGGTTTAGCCGTATTGGTGGTAGTGGCTGGCAAGACAAAGCCGCATGTAAAGGGTTACCCCTGGACCTGTTCTATCCGGAAGACTCCACCGAACGGATCAACGCCGACAAGGTAATTAACGGCCTTTGCAAGCGTTGCCCCGTGAAAAACGAGTGCTTACAAATGGGGCTTTTGGAGGGCATACCCCCTTTCGGGTTGCACGGTGGCCGAACCTCAACAACCCTACGTAAACTAGCGCCATATAGGGAGAAAATCATGAACCCACGCACACCTAAGCCAGACGAATTAGCACACATTATCGAGACTCGCCTACACCTGACTAACCGCGAAGCGTGGCTAGCTAAGCTGGAAGCCACACAAGCTATTGATCCACGCACCAAGCGGGAAAAGCGTATCGAGAAACTACTAAATGAAATCATGGGCTTGAAAAAGGAACTAATGCGATCTATGGAGGTTGCGTTAGGTATCTACGAAGCGCCTATTGATAGCGCACAGAACAAGGAGTGAACACACATGGGACATAAGTTAGAGTTTGACGAAGTTAAGCACCGTTACACGTTGGACGGTGAGAATATCCCGTCCGTGACTACGATTCTTGGGGCTGGTTTCCCTAAGCCTTATCTTATGTATTGGGCCGCTAAGATGGTTGCTGAGGCGGCGGTGGATGAGGCCGAAAACATTGCCCGCACCTTGGAGGTGCGCGGCGGCGACGCGCGCGGGGACCTCATTAACCGTCTTAAGGCCGCGCCGTGGCGTTATCGTGACAGTAAGGCCCGTAAGGGTACGGCTGTACACAGTTTGGCTGAGCAGTTGGTTAACTGGGAGGAAATCGAACCAGCCCCCGAGCTCCGACCCTATCTTGACGCTTACCTTAGGTGGCTTGACGATAACCCGTCGTTTGAGGTTATCGCCACTGAGGTTCCCGTCGTTTCCACCATGCACGGTTACGCTGGTACCGCTGACCTTATCGCTGAATTTGAGGGCGACACCTGGCTATTTGATCTTAAGACCTCTAACAGCGTGCATGGTGAACATTTTGCGCAATGCGCAGCCTATGCCAACGCTGACTACTACAAGGGGCCTGACGGCAAGCTACACCCAATGATCCCTATTGATCGGATTGGGGTTATTCACCTAACCCCCCATGAAGCTACTCTCTACCGTGGCCCCGAAATTAAAGATGCTTGGGCGGCGTTCCTGGCCGTTAAGGCCGTAGCTGACCAGGTTAAGAACATTAACTCTTGGGTTTCAATCAAAAAGGATAAGAAAGGATCGAAGAAGTGAGCGAACAGGCTCTCGCCACCGTGGATAACAAGAACGACTATGAGGCGCGCGCCCTCGCTGTACAGGCTGGGCTTGAAGCGTTTGACACCTCACTACTGGCCGCTAAGGCTATTGCGGACAAACTCGCCTATACCGAGTTTGTGCCTAAAGCTTGGTCTGGCAAAGCGCCTGAACTGGCCGTGGCGATTGTGAAGGGCGCGGCTATGGGTATGGATCCGTTTACCGCCGCTAACGCCCTGTATGTGGTTAATGGCCGCCCGGCGATGTACGCCGAAACCATGGCCGCCCTAGTGAAGGGCGCCGGTTATGAAATCTGGTCCGAAGAAACCACGGACGATAGCGTAACCGTCTGTGTCTCTAAGAAGGGTTCAGAAATTATCCACAACGCTACCTGGACTATTGAGCGAGCCCAGAAAGCCGGGTATATGTCAAACAAGCGCTATGCGACGAACCCGCAACAGATGCTTTATGCTCGCGCGTTGTCTGAGGCGTGCAAGCGTGCCGCACCCGAAGTGCTGGCGGGCTTGTCTAGCGTTGAGGAAGAAAGTATTGCCGTTGGCGAGGCTGAGGTTAAGCCCATGCAGCGTAAACGCAAGCCGAGTAAGGTTAAGCCGAACAATGTGCCCGAAGCTGACGCCGCCCCGGTTGTTGGTGGGGCTATCTACGAAGAAGCAGAGATTATCGAAGAAAGTGAGGAAACTAAATGAGCGAGTTTGCTACTTGGGCTGTGATTATTTGGGCCGCCCCGTTTGTGTGGTTCTGTATTCTAGCCGCCGCCGCCTATGTGTGCGAGGTTTGCGTGCAAGTGTGCGAGAATGTTAGCGATTGGCGATATGAGCGTCGCAGGAAGCGTGAAGCCGACAAGAACCGAAAGGAAAAGAAATGACGCCTTCATTTTGGCTTACCCTAGCCACTATTATTTGCGTCACGTTGATGGTGTGTGGTGTTGACTTGGCTAAGGTGTTTATGTCGGGCCGCAAGTGTCGGGTTTGCAAGAAGTGTGAGGTCGACACCCAAGCAGCTGATGGCGCTAAGGAATAGCTGTGTTGTGTGTCGTTAAGTTGCTGACCTTAGTCGCCGTTATTGTTGGTTGCGCGCTTTTGCACGTAACCGAGTAGTGAAGTGGCGGCTAGATTATGGGTATTTTGATAGCCCTGTCCGTGCTTGCTTTTTACGGTTCCTATTTGCTTTTGGCTGTAGTTGATTCACGAAACGGTGATTAGGTTATGAGTATGTGGCTTGCTGGGGCCGTGTCTTATATGAGTGGCATATTCGCGGCCACACTAGTTTTTATCCCTATCGGGTTCGGCTTGGCCGTGTTCATGGGGGCTGTAGTGTGGGTGCTAATGCTGCTGGAAGAAGTGAAGAACAAATGAGCGCGGCCCTAGCTGTTAGCGCTAGTAAAGGGGCCGCTTTGCTGGTTGGGTTAGGCCCATTCTGGCTAACTGTGTTGCTGGTCTCATTAATTGTTTCTTCCTTGACCGCCGTTTTCTTCACGATACTATTAATGGCGTGGGTGTTGAGCTGGTTCGACACTCGCATCGAACGACTATGGAAACACACAGAAAAGGAAAGATAATGTTTTGCATAAACCATCGCGGTTTCCTTGTTCGCCTTGGCGGGGCTGGAATCTCGATTGACCGGTTCGTCTATACCGATAGGGGCGGAAATATTATTCCGTTCGGTACAATAAAGCGCATTGTCGAAAAATTCTACAACACCCCTGACGTGACACAAATAGTCTTGCGCGATTACCTATGGCTTGCGTGTGGCATCGACATGTCTTTGTCGCAAAAAGAGGAGAACTAATAATGGGTAACAGCATTGTTCTAGACCAGAATAGCACCGCTGAAGAATACACGAACGTTCTACGCGGGCGATATGTAACCAGCGTTACTGTCGTTGACGGTGACGATTGTGCCCCACTGGAAGCTATTTCCACTCTCGATAACGGCATCACCCTTGTTGCCCACGGCAATGAGGGGTGCACGGCTTGCGGTAACGACTGGTATTACCTCGAAAAAGCTTTCGCATGTGGCGATGCTCAGGCGCGTATCATGGGCGCCTATGCTAAGTATAGTCAAGATGCGGAAGATCTAGGGCACGAAACTTACACTATTTTTGTAATGGTGAACGGCAATTACGGCTACACTCCCCTAGTAAGTTTCGATGGCAGCGGCGACGGCTACTACGGGACCGGGTTCACCCTAACCATATATCCCACCACAAGCGAAAAGTACGGACCACATGCGCAATAACAAACCATACAGATAGGAAAGATAGTGGACTATATCATTATTGAGGGCAACCTCGTCCGTGACCCTGAACTCAAATTCAGCCAGAGTAACAGCAAGCCGTACTGTTTCTTCACCGTGGCGGTTAGCTACCGTGAACAGCGTAACGGTAGCTGGCAGGATGTGGGCACCTGCTATTACTCTTGCACGGCGTTCGGGAAGATGGCTGAAAACATTACCGAAAGCCTAACCAAGGGCAACCGCGTTGTTGTGGCTGGCCGTAAAACCACCGAGTTCTACACGGCTAAGGACGGCAGTCAGCGCACCAACGAGCGCATTAACGTTGATCACTGTGGGCTTAGCCTACAGACCGCTTGCGCCCGCGTCATGGCCAACCCTAACGGCAACTACAGTAACCAGTCTCAGCAAGGCGGCTACCAGCCCCAACCGCGCGGCGGCAGCTACGACTACAACCCCGGAAGCTGGGACGCTAACCCGCAAAGCCCCGTGTTCTAAACAAATGGAGGTACAGAAAATGGAAGAACAGTTTAAAGAAACCGTTAAAGCCCTTTGGCTATCCACCCCGGATAAGGAATACCACCTAAAGGCGTTCCCGAACCTGGCAGGTGAAGAACTAGCTAAGGCACAGTTCGAGTTTAAGACGTTCGCGGCATTAAAGGACATGACCGCCGCGTTTAACGCCTACATGAACAGTGTTTGGTACAAGTACAAGCCCGCTGTGGCCGCTAACAACCTCCGCACTGTTATTCAAGCATCTATCCACATGCTTAAGGTGATTGACCCTAAGATTACCGCCGACAAGCTTGCAGAACTAACCTACGCAGAATGGCAGCGCGCCAAGGCTAAGCACGGCGAACATACGTTCGATTCTCCCTTAATGCCTGAATATTCTAAAATCATGGCGTTCATGGAAGAATACGGCGAGGTGGCGAGGGCTTTAACCTACGACAAGGAACACAGCGGAAACTTGTTGGATGAAATTGTTCAAGTAATCGGTTTGGCTGTCGCGTGGTTGCTGCTGGTTGAAGCAACCAACCAGAAACAGTGGCTAACGCGCAACAACCGTATTTCGGTGTTCTAAATGGCCCGCACCGCTAAACAAGTTTTTGACGATATACGCGGCGAGTTCCTGGCCAAGGAAGATAATATCGAGCGTCTAGTTGAGGATGAGCTTTTAGCTTATGCGGCCCTTGTTGCAACGATTGAGAAAACAGTCGAAGACCTGGAAGCGTGTCGGTCAAAGCCGTTGGAAGAACGCAAGTTGCCTAACGAAAAAATTTTGTTAGACATCCTAGCTAAAGCATCCGCCGAAATACGGGCGTATAAGTCCAAAATGCGTCCTAGACCAAAACGCCGGTAAGGTGTAGTATCTTCCTTAAGGGCGATGCTAAATGAACGCATCGTCGGGGATTGGGTGTGTTGGCCCCCTTGCTTATTAGACAGTCGTTTAATAAGCAAGGGGGTTAACTGTATACTGTGGGCTATGAGCAAAGAAGTTCGTGGCTCGCGCTGGCGGCGAGTCCAAAAAGCATTTATGCGCAACGCACGCTACAACAAGCTACCGTGCGCATTGTGTGGGCAACCGATTAACTATACGACGCGCAACCCTAATGACTGGGACGCGCCAAGCGTTGACCACATTAAACCCTGGATTTATGCACCAGAGTTGCGCCTAGACCCCGCTAACCTACAGATAGCGCACCAGGAGTGCAACAAGATCAAGGGCACAGGTAAACAGGCTATGCCGTCAATTGGCAACCAGTCGCGGCAGTGGGGAAAGAAAACAAATGAGTAAAACACTATATGGCGAAACCAAGGCGGCAATCGCTAGCGCAGACTGGCTAACCGGCGCTGACGCCGGGCAGATTCAGGCGCTAACCGACTTGGGGTCAAAAATTGATGACGCACTGCTAGACCTAGAGTCGTACACTACCCGCGACATTAAAGACCTAACGCTTGCCTACAACAAAATTAGTGAATCGCTAGGCTTATCGCCTAACGTGCGCGCATCATGGGAACGCCGACAGCGCCAAGGCAAGGGAACCGGCATGAACAAGCTACAAAACGACATTGCAAAGGCTTTACAGTTTTGAAACCCCCAACGCTACCTAAAGACTATAAGAATAGCCCCGAGGGTGCGTACTATTGGGAGTTTCTGGCCCAAGCTGAGGCCAAATGCAAGTTCAAAGTGGCTGGCTATGACGGACCTAAAGGTAGCCGTGAACCGCGCATTTGTACGCCCCCGTTACGCCCTTTGACGCCTGAAACGACACTGGGCTATGCGTGTATTAGTTTCGCTGAAAACATCCTTGGGGTGCAGCTATTGCCATTCCAGCAAGCCCTGCTGATTAGGGCTTTAGAGACCGCCCCCGGCCATAGGCTCAGGTTTAAATATGTGTTTCTACTGGTTGCGCGACAGAACGGCAAGTCAACCGTCGCGCAGGTAATCAGTCTGTTCTTCATGTTCGGGTTGCGCAAACCCACCGTCGTGGGCACTGCTCAAGACCTATCCATAGCCGAGGGTTTGCTTGCTGGCTGCGTTGAGGTTGTCGAAAGTAACCCGATACTCAAAAACTATATCCTGAACGTTAATAACACTAACGGCAAGAAAAGCCTAACCGTGGCTTGTGAGGGGCCAACAGGTGAACTAGCTGCAAGCACCTATCTAGTTAAAGCCGCAACCCGTAAAGCCGGGCGCGGTTTGTCTAGTGACCTTGTGCTACTGGATGAGCTACGCGAACAAACAAACTGGGTTGTTTGGGCGGCTGTAGCCAACACGATTATTGCCCGCCCTAACGCCCAAGTGTGGGGTTTGAGCAACGCGGGCGACATTTCGTCCGCTGTCCTAATGCACTATAGGAAACAAGCCCACAAGGCCCTTGGTGACCCAGACGGCATAGTTAGGGAAGACGAAAAAGAAAACGGGTTGACCCTACAAGTCAAAGACGGTACAGAAGGTGATGACAGTGTGGGCTTATTTGAATGGTCAGCTAAACCTGGCCGCTCTATCCTGGACCGTGACGGCTGGCTAGAAGCTAACCCGGCTATCGGTTGGGTTATTGACCCCGCAGTTATCAAAACAGCTACGGCGCAACCCGAAGCAGAATTTAGGACCGAGTGCCTATGCCAATGGGTGCTAGACATGTACGAAGGCCCGTTCGCGCACGGCGCTTGGGACAAGTGCCGAGACATGGCCGGTGTTATCCCTGACGAAAACCCCGCCGTTTTCGCGGTGGATGTTTCATGGGACCGTGACCTAGCATATGTGGCCGCAGCTGGCATAAACGCCGATGGACGCCCGCAGGTTGAAATATGTGCTGGCCGCGCTAGTCGCAACTGGCAGGAATGGGTTCCAGAATGGTTCACTTCCTGGGTGGACCCCGCTAACCCGGTTGACGTGGTCGTTAACTCCAAGGGTTGCCCCGCAGCGGCACTAATAGACCACTTGAAGAAAGTGCCAGGGTTAAGGGTGCGTGAATGGCAAGGTTCGGACGTGACGCTAGGCTGTGGCTTGTTCTATGACCGGGTTATGGCGGCAGAAAAAGAAAACCCTGACCGAACGCCACTGGCACACCGTGGCCAGGAAGCCCTAGACCTGGCCGCTTCCGCAGCGGTCAAGCGCAACGCGGGTGACGGCTGGATGTGGGATAGGCGCAACAGTAGCCGGGACATCTCGCCCCTAATTGCTTGCACCGCCGCTTTGTGGTGGCTAGAAACGGTGTATGTCAACAAAAAGACAACCTCAATTTATGAGTCTGGCGTGCTAGACTTAATTTAGATATATATGTCCATACAATGATAGGGCAAAATGTATAGAACTTTACGCCGCTACGTCGCGGCAATCGTCACAGTAGACATTGGGGACGCAAGCATTAGGGGAACCCTAAGCCGCGTTGATAAACACGCTATCACGCTAATCAACTGTTCGCAGCTTATCCCCCCAACAGTACAGAACCCAACCCCAACCCCGGTTGAGATTCTGGGCTCTATCATTGTGCCACTTCCTTGTGTAGTGCAGGTGTGTTAAATGATCTTTTCGACCCTTGCAGAACTTAACGAAACGGTAGGGCACGGTAGCGGCGTCGTACTCGATGTCGTAGACCCTCCCGTACCGTTGATTGGCTTTGAGCCCACTAACGGCATTAACGTATCCAACATTTGGCGCACCCAACCTAACGTGCGCATGGTGGTTGAATTCATCGCCAACAACATTGCGTCTATCCCGCTATACGTGTACAAGCGCAATGCCGATAACGGGCGCGAACGTGTGCGCGACGGTGAACTAGCTAGGGTACTTGGCAACCCTGGCAACAGGCTAACCCCGTTCCGGTTTTGGTATAGGGTGCTGGTTGACTATTTGCTGTACGACTATTGGATCGTGCTAGTGCAACGCACCGAGACCGGCGAATATAACCTTGTTCGCGTACCCCCATACCGTGGAACGATCATTACCGATGGTTTGCAGCGTGCGCAAACTATCCGGGTGTCCGTGAATGACGGAACAAGCATTGACCTAGACCCTAAAACTGTACTGTTCGACATGGGGTATAGCCAAACGTCACGCGGCTACACGTCGCCTATTGTGACTCTGTCGCAGATCATTTCGCAGTCTCAACAGTCTTTGGCATACCGTGATGAGGTTATGCGCAACGCGGCAACACATACGGGTATTGTGCAGCGTGAAACGGAATGGCCAAGCCAGGAAGCGCGCAACAATTTTGTTAGGTCCTTGCGCCAATTTTCTAGCGGCAACAACCGCGCGGGCGGCACCATGCTGTTAGATGAGGGCATGAAATGGGTTGACCGCAACTATCAGGTTCCCCTAGTTGATGACCTGGAAGCGCGCAAGCTATCCGCCGTTGAGGTTTGCGCCGCCTACCATATCCAGCCAGAGTTGCTGGGTATCCGCGAGGGTACCTACGCCAACCAGGAAGCGTTTAGACAGTCACTCTATAGGGACAACCTAGGGCCATACATTACAGCCCTTGAACAGTCTGTAAACCCCCTTGTGGCTATGCTCGAACAACCCTCCGACAACTATATTAAAGCCCATGTTGACGTTAAGTTGCGTGGATCATTCCAGGAACAAGCAAGCTTGCTTGTATCCTCCACTGGCCGCCCGTTCCTAACCACAAACGAAGCGCGCGCAAAGGTCGAGCTAAACAGTATCGAGGGTGGCGACGAACTAGTCACGCCACTAAACGTCCTTGTTGGCGGCCAAGCATCCCCACACGATTCAGGAAGCCAAAACGAAAAACAGGCATACGAAACGGTTGTTAAAGCCGCCCCTGAACCAGAAGAAGAAACAGATGCTCCGAAGCAACTAGCCGCTAACACACTAATCGGTGATTGGGAAGATAAAGCCGCCGAACTATTCTCCAACTTCTACGCGCGACAAGGGCGCAGTATCCAAGCCAAGCTAGGAAGCAAAAGCGAGGAATGGTGGGAACAAGATAGGTGGGTTAAAGAACTAGCCGACGATCTATTCAAGCTATCCAAGCTGGCCGTGGCCGACATGGGACCAAAGGCGGCAAAAGCCCTAGGCTTTGACCCCGATAAAGAATGGTCTTTAGAAAAATGTATCGGCTACCTATCGGCTGTTTCAAAGAGTCGCGCCCGTATGGTTAACGATGCTACCTATAGGGCCATTAAGGAAGCTCTAGACAATGCCGGTGACACCGCTACGCTGTTTAGCGAGACAGAAACAGACAAGCGCGCTAAGCGCAGCGCGGCAATGTTGCTGGGCGCGTTGAGTTCATTCACCGCTAACGAGGCTGTACAGCAAGCCCGGCCCGGCAAGGGCGGCAAAAAGACTTGGTACACGCCAAGCCCTAACCCCCGCGCTAGTCACCGCCGCATGAACGGGCAAAGTGTCGGCACCGGTAAACTGTTTAGCAACGGCATGCAGTGGCCGCATGATCCAGCGGGCGGCGTCGATGAAGTGGCCGGTTGTACATGCTACGTAGTAGTAGAAAGTGGTAATTAAAATGACACAGATTCTTTACAAGAACGCGGCAAGCGTGAAAGCCAACCCGGAACAGGCAGGGTTTACTGGCTATGCGTCTACCTGGACTCGCACCCCTGACTATGCCGGGGATGTGGTGGCTAAGGGTGCGTTCACCAAGACCCTGGCTGATTGGGCGGCTAAGGGTTGCGATATTCCCCTACTGTGGCTACACAACGACGCTGACCCTAACGCCTATATTGGGTGGGCTAAATGTACAGAGGACGACCACGGCCTCAAGGTTGACGCCACTATCGACACAGATAACCCCATGGCTAAACAGGTTCATAAGTTGCTGAAGAACAAGCAGGTTGCGGAAATGAGCTTCGCGTTCCGCGTGCTTGACTCTGCAACCATTGAGGTAGAAAACGGCATCAAAGCCAATGAACTACGCGAACTAGACCTACTAGAAGTGTCAGTTGTGCCTCACGGTTGCAACCC